GTATCTAATATGGCTATTCTTATGATTACAAAGCGTACACAAGCAGGTAAACTGCCAGATGGTGGTAAAATGCGTTCTTATGCAAGAAGTACTGTCAGAAGCCGAAAAAAGAGGGGTAGACAAACTGGTTTTGTAGACCTTACTGATACTGGAAAGATGTTTAGAAGTTTAGACTTTAGAACTGGTGGTTTAAAAAGCACATTATTTTTTGCTAATAAAGAAAGAGAAAAGATAGCTTCGTTTCACGATAGTTTAGGTGTTGGCAAAAGAAAAATTACACGACCTTTTTTTGCCATTGGTGATAAAGAAGAAGATAAGTTGAGAAGTGAATTTTCAAAATTTTATTTTAAACAGATGCGTATATGAGCAAAAGAGAAAACATAGCAAGTGATATAATTACTAAACTTGATGCTGTTACAAGCCCTATTGAGTTTAAAAAAATTACAAGAGAACCATTTGAAGTTGAAGAACTTTCAGATGCACAGTTTCCTGCAATGTTTATACAATCTGGTGATGAAACAAGAGAAGTTTTAAGCATTGGCGATACTGGTAGTGGCACATATTCTGGTACAATAGATTTTCTAATTGTGGCTTTTGGTAAGGGAACAACATCAAATATTGATACAGTAAGAAATCAAATTGTTGAAGTTATTGAAGAAACACTTGATAATGATGTTACAAGAAATGGAAACGCTTTAGATACACAAATTGTTGACGTTACTACTGATGAGGGTACAATTTACCCTTATGGGGGCGTTAGAGTTACAGCAAGAGTATTCTATGAATTTACAAGAGGGAGTGCATAATGGCTAAAGATATTACAATGATAAAAGGTGATGACGAAATTACCATAACAGAAGATTTTTTGGAGCATTACAAAAAATTAGGCTACAAAACTAATGAAAAAAATGTTACAAAGAAAAAAGAAGAAGTGATAAAACAAGACGAGCAAAAGGAGGTCTAAATGGCTACACATCACGGAAAAGAGGGCGTTGTTACTGTAGGTGGAACTGCAATCGGTAATGTTACTGGTTTTACAATAGACACTACACATGACGTTGTTGAAGATACTTCATTAGAAGATTCAAGCAAAACTTTTAAAGCAGGTAGAGGTACATTTACAGCTTCTATTGATATGAACTATAATGAAGAAAATGCACAACAAGAATCATTAACTCAAGGTTCAAGTTTATCTTTTGTGTTTTTGCCAGAGGGTAACAGTTCTGGAGATCAAAGCTTTACTGGAACTGGCATTGTTACAAGTATGTCAGTTGGCGTTACTTTAGATGGAATGACTACAAGAACAGTTGCACTTCAAGGTAATGGAGCATTAACAATCGGCACAGTTTAATATATGTCAGAAAATTTTGATTATTTTGATGGCATAAGAGATCATTACAGTAACCTTGACACTCAAATAATTGAAGTACCAGAGTGGGGTTTGGTTGGAGAAAAAGCGATTTATTGCAAACCTTTTAATATGCTTGAAAAACAAAAGATATTTAAAGGTGCTACAAATACTGATTTGATTGTTTTGATTGATGTGATTATTGAAAAGGCTTTAACAAAAGATGGTGATAAAATGTTTAATTCAAGTCATATCTTGAAGTTTAAGACAAAAGCCGACACAAATATAATTGCTGAAGTTGCTACTAAAATAATGGGAACTGGAAACTCAGACCTAGAAGATAATAAAAAAAACTAAAGAATAACCCAGAACTATACAATATCTTTGGTTTAGCAGAAAAACTTCATAAGTCGGTTTCCGAAATCTTGCAAATGACAGTTGATGAGTTTAATATGTGGGTAGCATATTACGAACTTCAAAGGATAGAGCAAGAAAGACAAGAAAGATTAGCAAAGGCAAGGCGTGGCAACTAAACAAGTAAATATTGATATTATAGCCAAAGACAAGACCAGAATGGCTATGCAATCAGCCACAAGAGGGGTAGATAAACTTAAATCATCTGTATTTAATCTTAGAAATGCTTTGCTAGGTTTAGGTGCAGGTTTTATTGCAAAAGGTTTTTTAGACACAGCCAGAGAAGTCGAAAGACTTAGGGTAAGGTTCAAATTCCTATTTGATGACGCTAGAGAGGGTGCAAAAGCCTTTGACAGTTTAGTGAAGTTTGCAGGGCAAGTACCCTTTTCATTACAAGAGATACAAAGAGGTTCTGCAAATCTTGCAGTAGTTTCTAAAAATGCAGATGAATTAAATACATTACTAAAAATTACTGGAGATATTGCTTCTGCGTCTGGTTTAGATTTTGCAACTACAGCAGAACAAATACAAAGAACTTTTTCTAGTGGAATAAACTCAGCAGATTTATTTAGAGAAAGAGGTGTTAAGGCTTTATTAGGTTTTGAAGCAGGCGTTAAGATTAGTGCTGAACAATCAAGACAACATATATTAGATGCTTTTAGAGATGGTACATTAGCAGTTGTAGGTGCTAGTGAAGATATGGCAAAGACTTTTGATGGTACTTTGTCAATGATTGGCGATAAGGTCACAAGATTTCAATTAGCTGTAATGGATTCTGCTCCATTTGAATTTCTAAAAAAAGCCATGATGCTTGTAGAAAGAGAATTAGAAAAGAACTTTGGTAGTATTGAAAAAGCAGGAGAAAAATTTGGAAAAACTCTTGTAGAGGGGTTTAAAGATATTTTGATAGGTAGTGCAAAAGTTTTAGATTTTTTAACCCCTATGTTTTCTTTTTTAACAAAATCAATAGTAAATCTTGTCAATCTTGCTCAAAGCGTTCCTGCACCATTTGATACTTTGGGGATACTTGGATTTTTGATGTTAGGTAGAAAAGGTAAGGCACTTATATTGCTAATCGGTGGGTTTATGGACAATATAAGGTCTGGTCTTGGCTCAATATTAGATACAATGATTGACATTGAGGAATTTGGTCACAGATTTGGTGGTTCGTTATTTATGACAGATGAAGAAAAAAAGAAGTTTAACGATAACATGAAATCTCTAAGGGAAAGAGTTAAAGAACTTAAAACTCCACTTGCCGAAATAGATGACACTGCCGAAAAATCTGGAGATTCAATAACATTATTTGGCAAAAAGTTTTCATCAACATTAGATTTAGGAATAGAAAAATCAGATAAATTTGAAAAAATAGTAAGAAAGTTTTTAAAATCTATTGAGGGGACAAAAGAAATAGATAAGGTTTTTCCAGAAAAGTTTGTTGATATTGGCATGGGTGATGAGATAGATAACGAAATACAAAAAGTTGGAATGTTACAGCAAGCCTATCAAAGTTTCGGTGTTGGTTTTATGGAAGCAGTTAACAAACAAAAAGATGGTTTTAAACAAATAGAAGATATTGGAAAGGCTACTTTTGGTAAATTAAAACAAACACTTACAGATTTTGTAATGACTGGTAAATTAAACTTTGCAGATTTAGGTAGATTTGTTGTTAGAATGTTTATTGAGATGCTTATAGGTGAAGCAGTAAAAATGGCGTTTGCAAAATCTATGGCTATGTTTAAAGCTGATGCTATTAAAAGAGCAATGATTAACCTTTTTGCAGGTGCAATGGAAACTTTTAAATCAATACCATTTCCTTTAAATATTGTGGCTGTTGGTGGGGCTTTGGCTTTTGGAGCAAGTTTAGTAAATAAAATAAAAGGATTTGCAGAGGGTGGTAGACCCCCAGTAGGTAGACCAAGTATAGTTGGTGAAAAAGGTGCTGAGTTATTTGTTCCAGATCAAGCAGGAACTATAGTGCCAAATGATAAACTAGGCATGGGGCAACCAGTAACAGTTAATTTCAATATTAATACAGTTGATGCCAGAGGGTTTAATGAGTTATTAGTTAATAGCAGAGGGGTTATCGTTAATATGATAAATCAAGCTGTAAATGAAAAGGGTAGAATGGCAATAATATGAGTGGTGCTTTACCAAATGTTAGATTTAGTGCTTTAAATTTTAAGAATAATCAAAAGACATTATTCTCTGAAACCGATAGTGGTAAATCTTTTAGACGGCAGGTACAAGGGCAAAGGTTTAGTTTTACAGTTTCATATCCTCCTATGAAACGATCAGAGTTTGCCCCAATAATGGCTTTTATAATTAAGCAAAGGTCAAGAAAAGAAAACTTTACAATTACATTGCCGAGTTATATGAACGCCCAAGGTAATGAAACTGGCACTTTGTTAGTCAATGGGGTACACTCTGCAAGCGATACTACTATTGCCATAGATGGTTTTGCAAGTGATGGAGCAGGTAGATTAAAAGCAGGTGATTTAATTAAGTTCGCACATAGTAAAGTTTATATGGTTGTAGAAGATGTAACCTCATCAAGTAATTCTGCAACAGTTACAATAGAGCCACCAATCAGAGAAGCATTAGCTAATAATAGTTCAGTAACTTATGATAGTGTACCATTTACAGTACATTTAACAAGTGATGTTCAAGAGTTTAATTCAAGCCAAATAGCAAAAGATGGAGAATTATTATATAATTACCAGTTTGATGTTATAGAAAGTTTGTAATGGCTAGAGGGTTAACAAGTGCAGTTAAAACCGAACTAGCAACTGGTAATATTGAGCCAATTTTATTAGTAGAACTTGGTTTTGGAACGCCAGTATATTTAACTAATGCAAGTTTTGACATAACCTCTAGTGTATCTGGTTCATCAAGAACTTATTTAGCAAATGGACATTTTAAAGGTATTACTGGAGTAAGCGAAACAAATAAACCTACAAAAAACTCTTTAGCTGTTAGTTTATCTGGCGTAGATCAAACGTATATTTCTATTGCATTGAATGAAAACATTATTAATGATGATGTATTTATTTACAGAGGTTTTTTAGACAATAATTTAGCAGTAATCTCAGACCCATTTTTGTTATTTTATGGAACGATAGATGAGTACAAAATTAGCGACAATACAACTACAGCCAATATAAATTTAACAGTTACATCACATTGGGGTAATTTTAGTAAAACCAGTGGTAGATCAACAACCGACAATTCTCAACAAAGATTTTTCTCTGGGGATAAAGGCATGGAGTTCTCTGCACTTACTGTTAGGGATATTAAATGGGGTAGAGTATGACAAGTGTTCATTTATACCAAGCAGAGAAAAAAGACGTAGAAAACATTTATGATTTGCTTGTAGAATTTAAAGATGAAGATTTATCTGATTTGAATTTACCAGATGTAGATAAACCAAAACTTTTAACATTTATAAATGCAATGTTACAAAAAGGGAAAATTATACTTTTAAAAAATTTAGACAAAAATAAATTAGTTGGTTTGTGTATATTTTACAAATCTGAGTTATGGTTTAGTAAAGAACAAGTAATGAACATTCATGTTATTTATATTAAGAAAAATTTTAGAAGTTATAAATTATTAAAAACAATGATTGATAGTGTAAAAAAAGTTTCTGATGGATTACCCATATTTTTAGCTATAACAACTGGGTTGAAAATTGATGCTGTTTTCAAAAGATTAGGTTTTGAAAATTTAGGCAGTAACTGGAGAATGATGTAATGTGTGGTTTTATTACCGACATTGTAGATAGCATTGTCGATATTGTAACTGATGTTGTTGATATTGTTGTTGATGTTGTTGAAGATGTAGTGGGTTGGCTAACCCCAGAAGTTGATATACCAGATTTTTCACAAATACAAGCCGATCAAAATGCAAGAGGTGTATTAGTCAATAAAATTAGTGCGAATAGTTTTATATCAGTAGTTTATGGAACACGCAAAGTGGGTGGTAATATTGTTTTTTTAGAAACTTCTGGAACTGATAATCAATATTTATATATGGCATTGGTTTTAAGTGAGGGGGAAATAGATAGTATTTCATCACTTTTTGTAAATGATAATCTAGTCACTTTAACTGGTTCTTTAACAGATAGCACAACAAGAGAGGTTGCAAGTACTGATTCTAATTTTTTTGATGGTTCAAGTTTGATACAAGTTCAAGCAAAACTTGGTGCTGATGACCAAACAGCTTGTTCAGTTTTAACACCATTGAGTTCATGGACAACAAATCATAGACTTAGAGGGTTAGCATATTTAGCTTTGAGATTTACATGGAACGCTGATAAATTTGGTTCACTACCAACTGTTCAAGCAATAATTAAAGGTAAAAAAGTATATAATCCAAACCTTGATAGTACAGTTACTGGTGGTAGTGGCTCACATAGAAAAGATACAAGTTCAACATGGGAGTATTCAGATAATCCTATTTATCAATTATTAGATTATTTAAGAAACGATAGATTTGGAATGGGTATTGTAAACAGCTATTTCGATAGTAATTTTGCCGATTGGCAGGTTGCAGGTGATGTTTGCGATACAAATATAACCCCTTTTTCTGGTGCTAGTCAGATTGATTTGATGGATAGTCATACAGTTGTAGATACTTCAAAAAAAGCAATAGACAATGTAAAAGACTTTGTAAGGGGTTCTAGAGCCTATTTAAACTTTACTGGTGGTAAGTATAATATTTTGGTTGAAAGCACTGGTAGTGCTTCTATAACTCTTACAGAGGATAATATTATTGGTGGCATTACAGTTCAAAGCAAAAACAAAAACTCAAGATATAATAGGGTTGTTGTAAGTTTTATAAACCCAGATAAAAATTTTCAATCAGATACAGCACAATTTCCACCAGTAGATGAAACTGGTTTAGCAAGTGCAGATCAATTTGCTAATATGCAGACAGCAGATGGTGGACTATTACTAGAGGGTAGATTTGACTTTTCTATGTTTACAAGCCCATATCAAGCCCAAGAGATGGCAGAAATCATTTTAAGGCGTTCTAGGTCAAGTTTAGATATATCCCTCAGAGCAGACGCTACAGCCCTTGATTTAGCTATTGGTGATATTGTTAATGTTACTCATGCAACACCAAGTTTTTCTGCAAAACCTTTTAGAGTGCAGGGAATGACAATAAATGCAGATCATACAGTAAATTTACAATGCTCAGAACATCAAGATAGTTTTTATACTTTTGGCACTCAGCAAGAAGTAGCAACAATACCAGATACAACTTTACCTAACCCATTCAGTGTTCAGCCACCTGCAAGCATTACATTAGATGATGAATTAGTAGAGTATGCAGATGGAATTGTTATTACTAGATTATTAATTACTATTGGGGCTTCTCCAGATCAATTTGTTGATAATTACGAAGTTCAAATAAAACAAACTTTAGACCCTAATGGAAACGCAGTTTCAGATTCTTTTAGAGAAATAGCAGTGGGAAAAATACTTGAATATCAACATCTTAACGTAATTGATGGGGCAACTTATCAAGTCAGAGTGAGGGCTGTTAATACTATTGGTTCTAAAAGCACATTTATTTCAACTACAAGAACAATAATTGGTGGAGTTGATGCACCAAGTAATGTTGAAGATTTTGCAGTAGAACTGCATGGTCAAGACCATTTAAAACTTACATGGACACCACCCTCTGCAAATAGTGATTTAGATATATCTTTTTATGAAATAAGGTATCAAAATGTTACAACTGGTGCAAACTGGCTAAATTCAACAAACTTAGTAAGATGCCCTAGAAGAAAATGTGATAATGCTATAGTTCCTGCAAGAGTTGGTTCATATTTGATTAAAGCAGTTGATAAAAATGGAAATACATCAGCAGAAGCTACAATAATATCAACGAATATATCTGGAATACAAGCCTATCAACAAATATCAACATTTTCAGAAATACCGAATACATTTACTGCATTAGATCAAATGGACACAACTTTTCCATTAGCTGTAAAAATTGATGCGTCTGGAGATACAGTTTTAACTTTAGATACTGTAACTGATTTTGATGATACAGTTGGTAATTTTGATAGCCCAACTGGTGATTTTGAGTTAGGTGGTACAGACACAACTTCAAATCCAAACTTTAATAACTCAAATAGAGATGCAAAAGGATTTTACAATTTTATAAATAGTTTATCTTTGCCACAAATATATGATGGTAATGTTGAACCAACAATTACCCTTGATGCAGAAAACCCATATGATTTATTTGATAGTGGCAGGGGTGCATTATTTTTTGATTCAGCTAAAGCACCATTTGATGGCACTGAACAAATACATGCTTTTCATAGAGTGCAAATTGCAACATCTACAACATCTTTAGCAGATTGCACATCTTTTGGGGATATAAGTCAATCAGCTACTTTCAAATTTAAATTCGCAAAGTTTAGGTTAAAATTAACAAATGATGATAGTCAAACCTCTAGTAATGTGAAACAAATAGATATAAAATTAAATATGGAAGAAAGAACTTTCGCAGAAAATGATTTGCAAACCTCTAGTGGGAGTAAAACAATAACTTATACAAACCCTTTTTTTAGTGTTCCTGCTATTGGTGTTTCAGCACAAAATATGACAACTGGAGATGTATTCACAATATCTTCAAAAACAGTAAATGGGTTTACTATTGCTTTTACTAACTCAAGTGGTTCAGCAGTAGATAGAACTTTTGATTACATAGCAAAAGGTTTTGGATTGCAAAGTACATAAAAAAGAGGTATAAAAAATTATGGCACAAGTTTCAGATGTAAGTTTAGCGAATCAAGGATTTAGCAGTTTTAGAACTGAACTCAATAATATTTTAACAGCTTTAAACACTTCTCATATAGGAAGTTCAGCCCCAAGTAGTGTAGCTACTGGAACAATTTGGGTTGATAATGGAACAAGTGGGGTTTTAAAAGTAAAGATTAATGATGGTTCTGATAATGTTGAGTTATTTCAAATAAATATAAGTAGTAATGCAATAACAAGTAATATGTCAGTAACTGGCACAATATCAGAAACAGACCCAAATGCTTTGCCTTTGGCAATAGCTTTAGGATAGGGAGAATATATGGCAAATACATTTAAAGTTAAAACAAATGGGGCTATGCCAACCAGTGGTTCAGCAGAAATACTTTACACAGTTCCCAGTTCAACAACCACAGTGGTTATAGGTTTACTGCTTTGTAACATACATACGACAGCAGTTACAGTTGATGTTTCATTAGAGTCTGATACTTCTGATACAGAAACAAATTCAAATGTTTCATTAGCAAAAACTGTTAGTATACCAAGTGGCTCTACATTAGAACTTTTGACTGGTGGTAAAGTTGTAATGCAAACTACTGATGTTTTGAAAATAAACTGTAGTGTTCAACAAAAAATAGATGCTACATTAAGTATTTTAGAAATTACATAGGTGAAATATGGGATTTATAGGAGTACAACCTGCAACAGTACCATTAACATCATCAGATATAACAGATGGTATTATATCAACTGCAAAGATTGCAGATGATGCAGTAGGAAATACAAAATTAGATTTAAGTGCAAATTATGCTTTTACTGGTACTGTAAGTGGTGTTTCTGATTTAGTTTTATTAGCAAATATAAGTAATACTTCTGTAGGTGCTACAACATTTGAATGGTCTATGGATTATGATGATTATGATTCTTTTTATATTAATGTAATGAGAATACAAGGTAGTAGTTCAAGTAATACAAGTTTAGAAATTGAATTTAAATTTAATGGCTCTTATGGTGGTGGTCAAACCAATCCTTATTTCATTGAGGGTCAAGCAGGGGGAGCAGGTACTGGTAGAAATTACAATTCAAATGGTGATGGCGAATTGATGTTTAACAATGTACCTGCAAAATACTGGTCAGGATTTATGAGATGTGTGAATTTTAGAGGTTTAGGTAATGGTATACCTACTATTGTTTCTGAGTTAGGTGGCACTACACTTGCTAATAATAATCATGGTAGCTTTTATATGACAACTGGTTTGCATACTGTAAATACTCATCAAATAACAGATTTAAGAATTAATTTTGGAAGTGGTGATGTGAGTGTTGTTAAAATGGACATTTATGGATTAAGGAGAACATAGATGAAAACTTTTATACATGGTGTAGGATTAAAAGATTTACCAAAAGAAGAAGCAGATAAAATAAAAGCAAGACAATCAGTAACAGCACCTAAAAAATTAGACATATTACGATTAGAAAGAAATAGGTTATTAGCTGAAACAGATTTTTATGCTTTATCAGATGTAACTATGACAGATAATATGAAAGCATATAGGCAAGAACTTAGAGATATCACTAAGAAATTTCAAAGTATGGAACAAAAAGATTTTAAATTTCCAACCAAACCAACGGATTAATTATGGCATATATAGGTAAATCACCACAAGTAGGAAACTTTGTTAAGTTAGATGCAATATCAACATCTAGTACAAATACATATAATTTATTAAATGGTGGTGTAGCATTTACTCCAGAGTCAGCAAATCATATGATTGTAAGCTTAAATGGAGTTATACAAGCCCCAAATACTGCTTTTAGTGTTTCTGGTTCAACAATAACATTTTTGCCCTCTAGTGGCACATTATCTTCAGCAGATACAATAGATTTTATTATGGTATTAGGTAATGTTTTAGATATTGGAACACCAAGTGATAGTACAGTAACAAACGCAAAGACAAACTTTGTTTCAAGTTCATCAAATGCAGGGTTATCTATTAAAGGTGATGGAACATCAAGTGGAACTGGTGGAGTGTTACAGTTAAATTGTAGCAATAATAGTCATGGTATAAAATTAGAATCACCTGCACATTCAGCAGGTCAATCTTATACACTAAAGTTTCCAACTGGTAATGTAACAGCAGGTACAGCCTTGACAGTTGATAGTATTACTGGTTCTGGAACAACTGCTGTAGGACAATTAGCTTTTGGTAGTGCAGGTGGAATATTGCAAGTAAAAAGCACAAGTAGTTCAAGTGAAAGTTCATCAGATAGCACTTCATATGTAAACAATGGAGTTTCATCTTTATCAATTACACCATCTTCAAGTTCAAATAAAATTTTAGTTATGTTTAGCGTACCTGTTTATACTTCAAGTGGTGGAAATTCAACAGTAACTGTATTTAGAGATTCAACCGACTTAGCAGGAGCGACTACTTATGGATTTGGTTATAATGGTGCAAATGTTCCAAATAATTGTACAGCAATATTATTAGATAACCCATCAACAACAAGTTCTATAACTTATCAACTAAAACATAAAAGATTAAGTGGTGCTTATGTTTATAGTCAAATTAATGCTACAACATCAACATTCACAATAATGGAAATAGCTTCAAGTGTATTAACATAGGATAATTATATGATAAAAATAGCAGACACATTAGTTGAATTAGGTATAAAAGATTGGACACTTACTGGAGAACCAACAACAGAATCACAGTTTAAAAAAAGTTTTAGAAAAGTTATTGGAGAAGATTCAAATGGTTCAGCTATATTAAGTGATGATGAATCTAAGTTTGGTGTTACTTGGTCACAAATAAAAACTAAGAAAACGGAATTAGAAACAGCAGAAAAAAATATGAGTGATAAAGATAAAGGCAAACAAAAATTAAAAGATTTAGGTTTGTCTGATGATGAAATTACAGCATTGATAGGTGGGTAAATTATGCCATTAACAAAAATAAATTTTTCACTACAAGCACCTACTGGTGCTGTATTACAGACAGTTACTCATCATTCAAAAGCACATACTGAATCTGCTTCTCATTTATTTGGCACAAATGAAGTTGTTTGTTTAACAGCAAATATTACTCCATTTTCAACAAATAGCAAAATACTTATCATGGGTTTTTTACAAGTATCTACCACAATGAGTAGCACAGTAGAACATTATGGTACAAAAATATTTAGAGCTTCAACAGAAATAGGTAAAGGAGATACCACACAAAGCAGTTTTTCAAGTGGTAATGCTGAAATGCACTCAAGTACTAGAGGTGATGGTAGTACTTATGCAGGTTCAAATTGTATACCTTTTCATTTCTTAGATTCACCAAGCACTACCTCTCAAACAACTTATAATATTAAAGGTTATGCTAGTAAAAGTGGTAATAGTGGTACATTCTATTTAAATAGAGGTGGCTATAACTATAATACTATTGAGGGTCAAACTGCTACATCTAATTTAACATTGATGGAGATTCGAGGATAATGGCAAGTGCAGATTTAATTATGTTAAGACAGAAAAGAAATGAATTACTTAAAGAAAGTGATTGGGTAGTAGTAAAGGCTCAAGAAACTAACACAACAATACCATCAGATTGGAAAACATATAGACAAGCCTTACGAGATATTACAAAAACATTTTCTAGTATTCGAGATAAAGATTTTAAGTTTCCCGATAAACCCACAGACTAAGGGAGTGAGTTATAGACCCTGCAAGCATAGGATTATTATTAGCAGGTGCAACTAAGTGCGTTGATTACCTTAAACAAGGCATTGCACTAGGCAAAGATATATCTGAAATGTCATCTCAAGTTTCTACTTTTATGCAAAATAGTAGCGATATTGAGCATATGGAAAAAAGAGCCAAGAACCCTACTTTTTGGCAATCTATGTTTAACAGTCAGAATATAGAAAAGGTCGCTTTAGACAGCCTTATAGCTAAAAAGAAGATGCAAAAACACCGACAAGACCTAAAAAATATGATAATGATGTCATATGGGCAAGCAGGGTGGGAAGACTTTATTAAAACCGAAATTTCCATAAGAAAAAAACGAGCAGAGTTAGTCCATCGCAAGCAGGAGCAAATGGACAAGATAATTAATATTATTGCTATAATAGGCTTGGTAATAACTATAGTTGGATTTTTTGTTTTATTATTTTTTATATGGAAAGCAAATAAGGGCTAGTATGTTTATAAGAATTACGATTATAATATGGACACTTAGTTTTTTAGGGGGCTTTTATGTCGGATAAAAAAACATTAGATGTTAAAGTAGGCGAAAATAGTTTTGAATTAATACTAAGAATACTTGGAAACGAGTTTGTTGCTATAAGATTAGGTTCTACAAACTTTTCTGGCAAACTTATATTTGGTGGAGTTTTATTATTATTCTTTACCTTTATGATGTTAGAGGTTTTTGGCTTAAATGAGGTTTTGAAATGAGGACGTACCCTGGGAAAATAGTCAATAAAATCAATGGCTTAGCATGAAGCCCTGCTTTATTTTGATATGCTATTTATCTAATCCTTTGGCATTTGAGGGTGATTTAAAGTTTGCCAACATTAACAATTGTACCTATTTTCGTGATAGATTAAATGGTCAAGTACAAAGAATGGGTGAACAAGAAAGAGAAATGAGTTGCATTTGTAAACTCAAATCTGTACCAGAGAATACTAGATTATATTGAAATTTTAAGTAAAAAAATATAAGGTTGAAAAATGGCAAAACTAGAACCAAAAACAAGCAAAGAGCATTTAGTTAATCTCTACAATAAGATAGAACATCTGGAAACTAATCATATTTATCATTTGCAAAAAGAGGTAAAGAAGTTGAACTATGTTCTCTGGGCTATTGGTTTTATGGTTGCCACACAATTCATAGCTTTTGTTTTACAGAGGGTGCAATGGATATAGAAAGACTAAAAGAAGAAATAAAAGCTGATGAGGGCTACAAGAACGAAATATATTTAGATCATTTAGGCTTGCCAACTTTGGGCGTGGGGCATTTAGTAAAAAAAACAGACCCAGAGTTTGGTTTAGAAGTTGGTACAAAAATTGATGATGAAAGAGTAAATGAACTATTTGAACAAGATTTAAATGTTACAATAGATGAGTGTACTTATTTATATGAAGATTTTTATATTTTACCAGAAGAAGCACAATTGATTATTGCAAATATGATGTTTAATCTTGGTCGCCCTCGTTTAAGCAGATTTTTAAAGATGAAGAAACATATTGATAATAGAGATTTCAAATCTGCAAGTTTAGAGATGAAAAATTCCAAATGGTATCGGCAAGTAACTAACAGAGCCGAAAGATTATGTGAAAGAATGGCAAAGATATGATAGCAAGTTTAGTACCAGTAGCGTCAAAGCTATTAGGCAAGTTTATAGAGGACAAAGACACTAAAAATAAACTAGCCCACGAAATATCCACAATGGCTGAAAAACACGCTCAACAATTAGCTTTGGCTCAAATAAAGGTTAATGAAGCTGAATCAAGGGGGAACTGGTTTCAAAGTTCTTGGCGACCTTTAGCAGGATATGTAGCTGTTTTAGGAATGGCTATAAATTTTCTTGTAAGTCCAATTTGTGCAGGATTTGGTGTAATCATACCACAAGCTGATATGTCGGTTATGATGCCACTTTTATTAGGTATGCTTGGAATAGGTGGCATGAGGTCATTTGAAAAGGTTAAGAAAGTAGATACAAAAAAGGGAGTTAGCAAATGAAAGACTTTTTTTTAAAAATTTGGGAAACTTTTGAAGAATTAAAAACATGGGTTCAGATTTTAATATTTTGTGTTATCCTTATAGTAATACATTCAACAGTTTTACATTAAGAGGTAAAAATGAAACTCACAAAAAAACAAAAGAAGTTACCTAAAGGCTTACAAATGGCAATTTTAAAAAGTCAGAAGAAAGGTAACAAGAAAAAGAAAGGGAAAAAATAATGCCTTATCATTATGGAAGTAGAGCAAGTTCAAAGCCTATGAATAAGAAAAAGAAGAAAAAGAAAAAAAATAAAATGAAGATGAGAAAGAAATAATGGTTAAAGTTGCTTCTATTAAAAGGTTTACTAAAGACTTAACCTCAAGACAAAAAAAGACAATGAACCGACACGCCAGACACCATACTTTGAAACATATGCAAGAGATGGCAAAAGATTTAAAAAAAGGGCGTACATTTCGTCAAGCACATGTTAGGGCAATGAGAAAAGTTGGTAAATGAGTGGTTTCACTACAACGACCACATTAAGCGTTTTAATGGATAAAATGTCTGCAAAGCGTAAAAGAGGGGCAAAAAGGCGTAAAAAAACCTCATTTAAAGCCCCTCAGAGGGTGTTAAGACTTAAAAAGGTCTAAACATACCTTAGAAAATTAAGACCTTTTAGGAACATTCTTTTCAATAATATCTTTTAATTCATTTAGACATTCATCAATATTACCTTTTACAATATAGTGAGGGGTTTCATATACTGAGGATTGAACAGCCCATAGTTTTTGTGTTGGTGTTAACCTGCCAGTTTTAGTTTTCAGTTCAACATACATAATACGCCCTTTGGGGTATTCAATAATTAAATCTGGACAACCAGACTTCAAACCCATGCGTTTCATATGATTATGCAGAAACATAGACCTTTTACCCTCATTAGGCACATGAAAATGACGAAAGCAGTAAACATTAGCCATTTGATTAAGTAAATCGTTACAAGCTATTTGTATATGTGATTCTTTAATCATAGGGGATAAACCTAAATTTACCCCCTAAGTATAGTATAAAATTGGAGTTCATACTATGATTACGGAGGATTACTCTCAAGTAATAGTACCAAAAACTAAGAAAAACACAATAAATTTAAAAAAAAGTTATATTAGTGCTTTACATTTAAATAAAACCTAGATTATACTCTAGGTTACTGGCACTAATGCCGATAATAATAATAAGGAGTTCATAATGAATGATAGAAAATTTGCAAAAGAATTTGTAAAAGTAACTGAGAGAATGTCCTCACTTTTTGTAGGGTTAGGGCATGATCAAAAACTTTTTTCTCTTTACTGCAACTACACAGAAACAGTATGGGGCAAAGACCCTTTAGGCAGACCAGTTCCAAGAGATGAGTTTAGAACACAACATCTTATCAATTTGGCTATCGACTATAATGAAGCTAATGAAAAAGCTAAAAAGTTTTGTGAGGAAATGAGAGTTTCTAAAATTTTATATTTGACTAAAGAGCCTACACATCAAAACCCTTATGAATACAGAACTGAGGAAGAAATAAAAGCAGAAAAAATTTGGGCTGAAAGATGGGCTAAAATTTGTGGTGATGTTACATGGGTTCAAAAAATGTCCTCAAGATGGAACTGGAACGACCATATCAAAATGAAAGACCTTTTCAAAAAAGCATTGTCAAAAAAACACTCTTTCAAAACTGACGAAGAAAAAAAGCAACTTTATAAGGAAGCGAAATCTTTACCAGTTAACTTAGGTTGTTGGAGATTAGGGGCAATTCAAGAAGCAAAGGCTTCTAAGTTTGTAGGTAATATTGGCGATAAAGTAGAGTTAGAGTTAACACATACAAGATTTGCAGGTTATGAAAGCCAATTTGGTTATGTTAACATTTACACTTTCAAAGACGAAAAGGGTAATATCTTTATCTACAAAGGCACTACAGACCTTAAAGACAAAGATTACAACTACGTTGAAAAGGGAGATACAATTAAGGTTACTGGGTTTATTAAAGAGCATATGAAGTATGCCCCAAAATCTTTTGATAAGTGTGTCTTAAAGCAGACTAGGTTACAAAGACTAAAAGTAACAGAAGTAACAAAACAGAGTGCATAATGAATAATTACCAAATATATAAAACTGAAAATTGGGGTACAGCTTGTAAATGGGCTGTATCTCTTAATGGTAAAGTTTTGGATATATTCAGAACTAAAAAAGAAGCACAACAATATATTAATAATAATAGGAGTTCATAATGCAGTTTATTGTAAAAGGTCAAATCAGTAAATATCGAAAAGGTTACCACCTTACTGAGGAATTAGAAAATTTAGGTTGGGTGTTAGTTAAAGAAAACTCTTACCCTAGAGGTTGGTCTTTGGCTAGAAAAATGGACATTACTAATATAGAGCATTGGTCAAGTAATCTTAAAAGATTAGATAATTATATTTCAAGACATATCAATAAAATAAAGGGAGTTCATAATGAAAAGATATAAATCTAAGATTGAAATAACCATACAACATGATTTTGATTTTACTCAATTACAAATAGAAAAAATTGAAAAATTAATACAAGAACAATTGTATCAATTAAAATGGTTAAGAGGTTTTGATGCCAAAATTGGTTCTTTCAAGGAGAAAAAATAATGTATTACAAAAAATTTAGCCAAAAAGAAATGGAACAATTAAGGCAAGCAATTCACGAATATAGTGAAAACTTGGCTTTCTTAATAGAAGAAGATGCAGAGGATATTGGTTCAAAAAAAGACCTAAAAATAGTGGAGAAAATACAGAAAAAGCTAGTGCATTGTTACTATTTATCAAGAAAATAATAAATAGTTTGACAATTAAAACCTAGCCTTTAAATTAGGTAATAGCAATAAAGCATAATAATACTAATAATAATTGGAGTTCAAGAATGACAAATATAAAAAAAGCAATAGACTTGCACAATAAAATTACCTCAATAGAAAAAGTTGCGTATAATTTAGATAATGACGTTGTACGCAATATAAGAGTTGATGAGTATATCAAAGAGATTGGAATAGCGTGTATTAAATTAAAATCTCTTATTGAAACAAATAACGTCAAATTTAAATAGGGGTAATTATGAAAAAGCTAGTATTTAAAGATTTAAAAAGATTTGACCTTATCGAAGATGGTAAGGTCAAGCATTACTTTAGAGTTGTCTTTAAAGATGATTTAAGGGCATTAGTCGATAATAAATTTAATACTATAAAAATATACAACTATAATAATAATGGAGTTCAAGCTAATGAGTATAATTTATAAACAATATTTAGAAGATAGTTTCTTTGATAAGGTGGTTGCTATTGTAAAAGATAGCGATGCTTTAGAAGAAGCTATTAAAAGAGTTCAAGAGTTATATAAAAAGGGTTACGAATTTATTTGTGATTACGATGATTTAGAGCCTTTTGTTGAACAGACTTGGAATATGATTGGCGAAAAATATGCTAAATAAATATTTCAAGTTACATATAAAAGAAGCTAACAGTTACCGAAAAAGAAATATCGGAATTGTTATCTTTAAAAGAATCTTAATAGCTATGGTGTTAATCCTAGTATTAGGGTTCTTAGTAAGTTGTTCTAGTACCCCTATTGTTGACAGTAGGGGTAAATCGTCAGCTAATATTAAAGGCGATATGAACCGATACCATGATGATTATTTTACCTGCAAAAGCCTAGTAGAAGATAATACTTCTTACTTCTGGGATAAAAGTAAGGTGCTTTATAATAATCTAAGGTGGAGAGTGTTATGGCTAAGTCCGAAGTTAAAGACAAGAACTGATCTACTCAATAATTGTCTTGAGGGGCGTGGCTATAATGTAATTAATAAATAAAATTGGAGAATAATATGACAAATCAAAGAACTGGGCAGGTTAAGGCTTGCTACGATAATTCAGAAGATGGGATACCAAATTTCTGCATAGACCTAATAGATGGTACTAGACTTTACAGTAGAGGGGAAATGCTGAACCCACTTCCAGAAAAAGGAAACACTATTAGCTATAATATCATCAATACTAAAGAATCAAAAAATGGTAACCCATATTCAAATGTATCTAGTGTTAAGGTGATTGATGGCAATGCACCAGAAGCCAATACAAGCGTTTCTAGTGGGGGTAATAGCAAAAGCAGTACCCAAAGACTAGACATCTTTGTTACTGGAGTTGTTGGTCGTGCTATGGGTAGTGGACAATATTCTGTAGCTGATATTCCAGAACTAACAAAAAAAGCAGTACAATCGTTCAATGAAAACCTTAAAGAACTATAAAAAGCTATTTGCTGACTATTGGGGGTATTGTGAAAGCGATATTCCCATATGTTGGCTTTGTAATATGCAAGTGGCAGTAGACATACACCATATAGAAAATAAAAAAATGGGTGGTGTTGCAGGCAATAGATTAAACAGAATAGATAACCTATTTCCATTGTGTAGAAGTTGCCATAATAAAGTTCATAAAAACAAAGGCATTAACGAAAAACTAAAGTTAATTTTAAAAGACAAAATATATAAAAAAGAATTGGAGTTCTAAATGATTACATTAAAACAAGCAAAAAAAGATTTAACTTTTAGAGTAAAGGCATTAGAGGAAACTATTAAATTTTTAAAACAAAATGCTTATTATGAGGATTTTTGTAAAAATTGCCATGAACTTATGAGAGTAAGAGTTCTTAAAACTTTTGTTAATAAACAATATTGTTCAGATAAGTGTCGTTGCCAAGCCGATTCTAAAAGAAAAAAACTTATTAAAGATAATAAAAATGTTTAAAGCAATGGCATTAATTTGTTCAGCATGGATAGCTAATGGAGAAGCCAAACAAGCGTGTTTTACTCATATGTTTGAGTGGGAATTTGAAACTAAAAAAGAGTGCCAGATGAAGTTGTTATATTACAGAGCAAAAGAAGTTCCACCATATCACAATGTAGTGTTAGGCGAATGTATAAAGGTAAATAAATTATGACATACGAAAATAGCTTTTGGCAAAGACTACACAACTATCCTATTAATAAATTAGCACTTAAAGAAATTCTTGATATAAAAGATACAGATTTAAGAAGTGATAATCCAAAAAAAGGTTATTGGGATAAACTTCCCATTAATACTTGTACTGATGTAGATAAATGGAGTGCAAATCAAAAGGTAATGATGGGTAAAAAGTTTGGAGATGTTTTCATTGTAGGAAGAATTACACGACCACAAAGAAAAGTTGCTTTTTACCTATCGATATTGAAAAAGTATGGAGATCATTTTACTAAAAATTTAGAAGATTTTAACGAAGATTGGAAAAGATTCTCTAAAAATTATTCTTCTAATAGGAAACCTACTTATGTTTTTAAGTGTGTGTGTGGAAGATATACAAAATTTAAAATTTATACAGTTAAAAGATTACCACGAGAACTTCAAGTTTGTTCACATTGTGTGTTTATGAAAAAAAACAGAGGTGATCTAAAAGTGATTGAATATTTGGATATAAAAAAAGAACAAAAATTGCAAAGAATACAAAAAAAACTTCTGCAAAAAGGTAAATAAATTATGATTGGTAAAGATATTTGTGATGAGATTTTAAAAGTCATAAATGCCAGAGGTAAGAATTATGGCGATATAAAAGCTAATCACGAAGATATAGCAAAAGGGTGGGAAGTTATACTTAATACCCCTATATCAGCCGAAAAAGTGGCTTTATGTATGGATTGGGTAAAAACAGTACGTTTAAAAAGCAATCCAAAACACCGAGATAGCTATGTAGACAAAATTGGCTTAGAATTTGCTGATCTAGATACAGCAGTTGAACTTATGAAAAAAGAAGAAAAAATGATAATTGCAGAATTAATACTTCAATTTTCTCAGAATAAAAGTTATAAGAATATGAAAGAATTAGATGGGTTAATATATACCCACGAAAAGTTTAAGGACTACGTTAATAGATATAACGAAACCCTTAAAAAGAGGAATAGAGCCAAGATTAGGTTTGAATCCTTTAAGACTTTCAGAGATGACTTAAGAACAAAGTCGGTCAATGAAAGAGAGTCAATGAAACATTTATAGAAAGGATAGTTTTATGACAATTAAAAAATCAAAATGCCAAAGAGTAAAAGACCATTTGCTTGATGGCTATAAAATAACTGGTTTAGATGCAATGAGAGATTTTGGTCTATATCGGTTAAGTTCCACAATCCACGATTTAAGAAAAGATGGTTTTGATATCAGAACCAACATGATAGCAAAAAATGGCGTTAGATTTGCTGAATATGAATTAGTGGGTAAAATAGATGACTAGTACTATTCCAGATTATGTAAAAAAAGAGCATGAAAAAAGGCTTGGCATGAGCATTGAGATAAATCAGAACTTATTAAATGCTCTTGTAAGATATATTTCACACTTTGGTAGTCAGAGTAATGTTTATGAACAACTTACTGATGTCAAAGGCGAACTTGAAAAAAACTTAAAAGCGTTAAAAGACTATGATTGAGCATTTTAAAAAATTTGATAGGGGCGATAAAAGTCTATTGCCCTTATCGTTTAGTCATTTGAATGAATTTGCTTTTTACAGAGAAAGATGGGCTTTACGCAGGATATTTGGTTATGAGTTTCCCAGTAGTGCTTCAGCAGAAAGAGGTACAGCAGTAGAAAGTGGTTTGCATATGCTTTTAAGGGGCATGGAAAAAGAACAAGCTATAGAACGTATGTATAAGATATTTGACGATAATTGCTCTAATTTGACCGATA